GAGAGATACAATGATTCATCCCTGAGAGATACAATGATTCATCCCTGAGAGATACAATGATTCATCCCTGAGAGATACAATGATTCATCCCTGAGAGATACAATGATTCATCCCTGAGAGATATAGCTTAGATATATGGACCTATCTATGTTAGTACTAGAGAGATCCATAGACATTGGATTGATTAGTTCCTGAGAGATACATTGATTAATCCTAGATGTGTTAGTGTGTTATCTGTGCGTAGCAGCTCTGAGAGATAGATTGATTAGATCTAGATCAATTGGATGCATGAACCTATCTCTGTTAGTTCTAGGGGTATGCATTGATTAGGTCCATAGATCTAGATTAATATGTTGCCTCTCCAGGGGTTCAATGATTAGTCCTAGGTTGAATCAATGATATGATCTGGGACTAACTCTCACGGGATGATACAATGATTAGGCCTATGAACCCATCTGTATTGGTTCCTTGATTAGATCCATAGACCTGAATTGATTAGATCCATAGACCTGAATTGATTAGATCCATCAGCTCGGAGATATCTTCCATATCCCCCTTACAATATTGTGCTATCACAGGCATATTATCAGGCGTTCAGACAAAAATGTCTACCCGTCCATCCGAATATGGTGCTCTTCCCACTGAAGTCCTCTATAATATATCACAATATGGTATCGCTCCTCCAACATTGAATCCCCAGTATATTGTTGAAGAGGTTCAATTGATAGATTCTAACTTCCCATGGGCTTCTGAATTGATGAGGGAATATCTCAAGTTCACTCAATCCCAGGACTCATTGTATAATGTTATGAGTGACACATTCAAGGTATTGGGCAGATACTCGGGTGTAATCAACACTATAGATCTCATGAGAACTATTGATGTGAGGAATGATAACTTCGTCCCAACTAATGAGTTGAATCCTTCTGGAGATGTTACCATGACTGTATCAATGCCTCACACTAATGATGTAGTTAAGCAGATCAGGCGTAGAGGCGTGTCATATAATGATAACAACATATACATTGAATTACCCAGAGGATCCAACAAGGTGGATGTTGTCAATGCCCTATATCTCTGTTCTACTGTAAGAACTCCTCAGAGCCTTGGATTGAGAGGATCAGCTCACACAGGTAATGGAACATTCAACTCTAACAGAACATATGACTATGCTCAATTAATCAACAATGTTAGGAATGAAGACCTCCCTTCTGTTCTTCCCGAGATATTCCGTACCATACCATCGGATACAGAGGTAGTTACAGAACTATTGAGGATTAATCCTAAGTATGACTTCGGCAATACCCTAGCTTGGATTAGAACAAGATCTGAGACTTGTGAGAGAGTAAGATCAGATGCTAGACTATTAGCTATGTATGATCTTCTAGTTAATGACTCTCTAGCAATAACAAGAGTAGACATCACCCCAGATGGTATTATTCGTGACATGGATATTAGCATCACAGCCGATCCCGGAGAGTATCTCAGATTGTTGGGTATTCCCGGGGATGCCTACAGTGTTGATGTTGGAGATCTGAATAGATTATTGATTGATTACGATGGCCAACAACTATCATATTGGGTATCCAGGATATACTCTGACTTCGTTACAGCCAGAGCTTGTATTGCTTACAACCCCATAGGTTATTGGTGATTGAGTTCAAGGACCTCTGAGAGATATATGAATGAACTCAATCTATTGGAGTATATTGTGATTGTTGTATCACTCTGACATGATGAATATGTGAATACCTGAGGAAGCATGTCCATTGAAGGATATGTCTCCCAATCTAATATTATTCTAACTTAAGGTCTATTGATGGATTGATCTAATCCCAAGGTCATACTACAAGACAATCCCGAATATATTATCTGAGTGATGTCATTAATTACTCTATCAATATCTCCTTGGCCATCCCATGATAGATGAACTTCTCTATTGTTGCTACAATTCCACTTCTGTACTAACTTGGTGAATATGATACCTCTGTTCTTGAATATATCTTGAATTGTCTCAATACATGGATTACAGTATGTAATATGTACAGTATTACGCCATAGTTGTATAGATTCCATAGAGTTAATGATGAGATCTATGGGATAGCCAGAGTATTGATTAAGTAACCTATCCATATCCCTGGAGTACTTGATGATATGAGATACATCTGGTGTAATCTCTCTGATTCTATCTAATGTCCTGGAATTGAATGACTTAGGACTTGTAGCTATACTCCCTAAGATGCTAGGATGAACCCTCCTTCTCAGTGATATATGTCTATGTATGTCCTTACCTGAGATCAGTCTGAATATTGCATCTAGGTTGTCAGAGGATCTCACGTCAGCTAGAACAACATTCAATGTCAGGACTATACAGCCACAGGATGATGATACATCGAAGTACTTGAGGGATACATGTCTCAATTCATTCAGTGTCCTGGAGATGTCTATGAGATTACCATCAATTCTAACACCAATACTCTTACCATATGAGGGAGAGATTCTCATATTAATGTCAGGGGGTAGTCTATTGATGACCGTCTTCAACGATGATAAGTACAATTCTCTCCCTAGATTAATCATGGGATTCAACTCTTCAAGGATGTAGCTAGACTTCAATTCAAGAGGACAGCCTCCATACTCAGCTATGATGAATAAGACCATTCACATGGCGTATGCTTCACAGAAGCCTACACCTCCTAATATAGATAGACTCGATTCATGAGATGTATAATACATAGAGGGGAAGAGGAGGTATCATCTGATAGCTCCGGTAGCAGATATGTTAGAGTGCAGAGCGATATAGGATCAAGTGTTCAAGGGATACATACTATTGTATGACGTAATCTTCCCAGCTCTATTACCATGAGATCATATGAATCTAACATACATGTGAGTACAGTAAATGAATCAGAACAAGTTGGAATTAATCATCATTACAGCAACAGGATGTGGATCTTGTGATATCTTCAAGTATGGGCTATATCCTCAATTAGTTAAGTACATGAAGCAGAGAACAGATATCAATATGAGAGATTACAACCTATCAGCTGTGAGTAAGAGTGCCATCCCTGATGAATTGAACGCATATCGTGATTATATCTCATACTTCCCTACAATCCTTCTGGGTAATGGAACACATGCTGAAGTATTCAATGGGGTTAGGAGAGGTAAGTTCATAGCTCATAATCCTCAATACGAACAGAGCTTGGAGGGAATACAACAATGGTTAGCTGATTGTATTCAACAGAATAGGGTTCCTGTGAATGTTCCTCAGGCTATCAATCTTACAGACTCTCGTAGAAGCACTGTAGAAGGACATCCATATCCTGTAGTCTACAAGGAGATTAAGTTCAGGCCTCAGTCCATCCGAAGATTGAATTGATTCAAACTACCACAATGATCTTCCCATTGTATGACTCATTAGCCCAGTATGTTCAAGATAATCCCATGACTTGTCAGATCAATTGTAGATCACTAACTTCAACGCTATCTGATATGACCGAGGAACATGCAACGATAGTATATGCTCTCATCTTACATCATTATTGCTTGGAGAAGGGAATGGATATAGCGAAGAGAGAGTTAGCTAATCAAGCGGGAAGATGTGGAGTATTGAGCCCCTACGGTGTTAGAACATTCTCCACAGGTAAGGGTATCACTACAATCTTATCCAATCTTCCCACTGAACTGCAATGTATAATCAACTCTTACGTTCTGATAGCTGAGAGAATGCAATAGATATCATACAATAACATCACCATATCTCTGAAGATGTGGTTATGTGCGAATTAATTGATTGTTAAGTTAGGGATCATTGCATCTGTGTGATAACCCCATTGATCTACTTAGTTCAGACCCTTCTCAGTGTTGTGAATCAAGTCAATATGATCGTATCTTCAGACACACAGTGGTATCATTGAATAGCTCTCATGGTTACAATGATATTACATTGCCTCACTATGTCTATTGATCTATCTAATTAGTAGGGATCGATTAACTCTCATAGATCATATCATATTACTAGAGGTGATATATTCTGAGACAGAACGGATTATGATTGATGTATACTACATGGAAGGTGATACATATTATTATTCCCTTCGAGATATCAGTTCAATCGTTGAATGACGCTAATCACATACAATTCTATGATTGAGAGTTGTATGTCGCTATGACCACTGTATTCTATAGTATAATTAGATATAGTGATAGACACGTTGAGTGCTAATCTATAAATAATTTAGGTTGATATATTCCAAAATACAAGCCAATTACTACAATATGCAAGCAATCCCTACTCAACAATTCCAACCAGCAGTTACTCAACAATCTCCAGGTGTTACAGGTGTTCCTATCCAAGCAACCACAGTCTATGTTGCTCCAAGACAGAGAAGACCTACCAAGATTGATTGGAAGACCATTGAGAGAGCTCAAGCTAAGAACCAATACATTCAAGTTGGTAAGGTTAACTCTAAGCTGAGTATCACAGGTGCTGAGACTAGATGGAAGAAGGACCCTGACTTCGTATACTGTCGTCCATTCTGGTTGTGTGGTCATCCTCAAGATATTGCTACAGTGATTACTAGCTTACCTAACCTTCAGACTGGAGCTCCATACACTCTTGAAGAAGCTACTAGATATCTCAATCCCCCTGATACATATTCATTCAATAGCACTACAAGATCAGCTGCAGAGGGAGGTAATAGAGAGTTGTTCATGCAAGAGATTGCAGATGCTGTTCAATTGAAGGAAGAGAGAATTGTTAAGGCTCCTGTTGTAACATTGGCAGATATCCCAGCTATCCTTGCTGTTCTCCCTAAGAATATTGGTAGAGCACAAGCTCAGATCAGAAGATTAACTAATGCTACTAGAGGTTCTGGTAGATCTGGAGGTGGCAGAGCTACTCTTGAGCAGAGAGTTCAAGCTGCTGCTGATAGAGGTGTCATCATTGATGTCTCTAACATTACAGATGAATTGACTAACGCTAGACAGACAACATCATTGCCAGGAGCAGGATCATCTGTAGTTCATGTTCCTGGATTAGCTATTGGATCTAATAATGAAGCTAAGTATGCCTTCGCTCTCAGAGTTCTAGGTGTTCCTAATGCTGAAGCATATCTCGATGAGTTCAGAAGAATTAGAAGATCTAGGGGATTAGATACCGTTGGAGGTGTTGGTGCTGTTCCATCTACTAGACTACCAACGCAACAACAACAATTCCAACAATTCGGTACTCAACAACTTCCTGCCATGGGTCTGGGAGCTCAACAGTTCCAACAACAGCTTCCAGTTGTTCAAGCTCCTCAGCCTCAATTCCAACAACAAGGATTGATTGGTGGCACTCAGATCCCTCAGGGAATGAACTATGCTACATTAACGCAAGCACCTATCATGAGTCAGATTCCCCAAGGTAATATTCAAGCAACCCCATTAGGAGGTCCTGGATTAGCTGCTCTAGGAGGACAACAGTTCGGCACTAATCAACCATTCAACACCTTCGGTCCTAATACATTGTTCCAAACAGGTGTGTAAGTTCATATAATATATAACACAGATATGTCTCGAGTAAGAGATATATATGTTCATGGATTGTTTGATAATGGCATCATCCGTTCATGTAAGCCTCTCTCACTGTCAGGTAGTGGACTGATCCAATAAACACCCACCTCACTTGTGAGCATCAAAACAACCCCATAATCCGATGTCTGAATACTCCATCCCTACAGAATTCGATAATTACACAGATCTCTCATCCTCCGTCTCAGCAACAATCATTGATGGACATAGCTTCAGGAACTTACTCGAATATCTCAAGCTGACTAACTTCAAGGGAAGCTTCAGATTCAGACCATCAGACATATACTATGAGGAAGGCAATGCTGAGAAGACATTAGTTAATCAGTTCCAGATATTCCCCGGAGAGTTGATTGAGTATACATATGATTCTCATCTCCCTGAAGTTGTCTTCGGTGTAACCATATCTAGCTTCCGTGATGTAATCAAGACAACATCCAAGAAGGATACAGTTCAATTGTACAAGGTAGCTGATATGCATGATCTATTCATCAGGATCCTAGGAGGAACAGATGTATCAGGAAGGAATGGAGTATCATCTGTCACTAGGACTAAGCTAGATGTGATTGATTACTCTCTTCCAACATTCAATGATGATTACCCTCTCTGTCGTGTTAGAGCTTCTGATCTATCCAAGGTCTTCGGAGATCTCAGTTCCATCAAGGGTAGTACCATCTCAATCAGCAGAGTAGGTAATGGTATAGTTGTTAAGTCTATGCTTGTGAATAGAGTTGTGAAGAGAGTTGAATCCCTAGGTGACACAGGAGATATCTCCAATACATATCACGATGGTGAAGTGATCTCCGAACTAAGTGATGGAACTATGATCACATACTCTGATTCTAACGGAATACAACCGATTAGATGCAGGAATGCAACCATCAAGTCATTATCTAAGATTAATGGTCTATCACATTGTGGACTTGTTAAGATCTACTTCGATGATGAGAATAGAGTCATTAAGTTCACATGTAACGTTGGGAGCTATGGTCTCCTCAATATCTACATCAGATCAGACCCAGATCTCTAAGCTATTAGCATATATTACATGACATCATCTAATCAGTATGATGCTATGATCCTTCCTCCCATAGGTCCATGAATTCAATACAATGAGAGTGCTGTAATCTAATAGATCTGTCGCATCACAACATATATTACATGACATCATCTAATCAGTATGATGCTATGATCCTTCCTCCCTCGTGTTACTTCGATCATTCAATCCATTAGTACACGCAACATCTCATCCGTGAGTCCAGAGTCATTCAATATTACATGATCGTTCAATCAATGTGATATGATAGATCTTACATATGGTAGTATCATGAATCCATCCATGCATTACAGGGGTATACCAATTATACCTTGAACATATCAAGCAATATATCACATGACATCATCTAATCAGTATGATCTATCCTACCTCTCATGTCTGGAATACTTCAATCATATGATATACTAGTGTGATGATTCAATCATCACATCCAATGAACATCAGTATATCACATGAGAGCAGACAACAAGTACAATTCTATGATCTTACATCTATCATCATAATCAATTCATCTATTCATCTCATACACATGATCCATCCTACCTCTCATCTATTGAATCAATATCACTGTAACTAACAGATAATTCACTAATTAATACACGATTCAGAAGAATTACATCACCATGTCCTAATGATGTCATTCGATATATCCCATCTACTTGTATCTGAGAGCTTGAGGGATTCTCAGGGCATCCTCATAGAACTTGATATCTCCTCTGGCTACATTATGTATCTGCTCAGACAGGTTAGGATTCTTCAAGAGTCTGAGGTTGGCTTCGTATCCATCCTTGTACATTCCACATCTATAGGCTACATAACTCATCTCCATTAGAGCCTTGTACTCTCTCAAGGATGTATCAACGAAGAGAATATCATGCGCAGGAGGCTCTGAGAGTAATGCTTGCTTCAATAGACTATGCACTACAATATATTGTCCCTTCTGTCTAAGGAGAGTACATGCTCCCATAAGGGCCTCGAATCTAGAAGGTCTCAGGGAATAAGCATGGAGATGTTGAACTATGGCTTCCTCATACTTACCTACATTCTGTAAGCATACTCCAATCATATAGTTAGTGTAATACTTCTCCTCAGGAGAGTATGTGAGATCAGCTGACATCTTGAAGTAATTGATGGCTTCATTGAACATTCCCAGATCATGCTTAGATCTTGCAAGATAATATAGATATCTAGATCTAAGTCCTGGTGTATCATCTGTCTCAGGATCATCCAGAGCTTCAGTCAACAATCTAATATCTCTTGTAGTCTTGTCTGACTTACTCCCTCCATCATTGATATCATCTATCTTAATTCCTTGTAGTCTTGTAACTGAATGAGATGAAGGATCTGTATCCCAATATTCATGAGTTGGTCCAACACACTTCCATATATATTCATTGGAGAGGAATCTAATGTTATAATACTGCATATACTTGTTATCTTGAAGAATGCTGTAACATCTAGCCTTAGATCTCAATTGATCATACAATTCACTCTTAGTTATATCCATCTTGAGAATGAAGTCAGCATCTAATGTTAGATAGTGAGAGACATTGGGATATGCTTCCTTGGCAAGTTGATAGGATTGAGTTCTATTGAATCCGAAGTTCTTCCAGGGATGAGATACAACCTTACCTTCAATGTTATTGGATTCAAGCCATTGTTCAATAATTGTTACAGTATCATCTGTGGATCCAGTATCAACTATGAGACAAGAGTCAATGATATCCTTCGTTGAGTCCAGGAGACGAGTAATGATCTTGGATTCATTCCTGACAATCATGAACAGGCATATGCTAATTGATGATAACTCTTCGATGATCATTGGTTGCTGTGTATTTGCGTAAATCTCAAGATGATTGATCTACTTGATTCGGATACTAACGAGTACGAGACTAACACTGGAATTAGAGAGGAGTTGTCATTCAGTACAGAGATCGATTACTCATGTGTTCATCCCCCAGAACAGACAAGTTGGCAATTACCTGTACTCTATCAATTCAATGCTCAAGGTAATGAAGTTCTATGGCAGATTGGTTGGAATATGTCACAGCTTGTGATATTGTTCGGAAGATGTGGAGGAGCACTACAGACGGATATGAGATCTGTTGAGACTAACACTTCAGGAAGAACCTTAGAACAGCAAGCCCTTCAAGAGGCCAAGTTCAGATACAAGAAGAAGTATGATGAAGGTTATCGTCCTAGAGTTGATTCTCTCATGTCTTCTCTACTCCCGAAGGCTATGCTAGCTAATGAGTACTCCAAGGATAAGAGTAAGCTTGTATTCCCTGTGATTGTTCAACCTAAGCTTGACGGGAAGAGAATCCTGGCTCATATGTTAGATCATAATAATGTGGGATTGAGGTCAAGATCAGGCAAGAGTCAATGTAACTTCCAGAGAGTTAGAGATGAATTGGCTAAGTTCTTCACATATCTACCTGCTGGATGTCATCTAGATGGAGAATTATACAAGCATGGAGTGAGATTCGAGTCCCTCAGTAGTATCTTCAGCAAGAAGACAGAAGTTCATCCCAGAGAGAATGAGCTAACTTACTATATATTCGATATCATTGTCCCTGATAGAATCACATCTCTGAGCTATCTCGAGAGATATACCCTAATAGTTAATAGCTTCAATGCAATGTTGTCTGATGGTATTAATCCAAGTAACATTCAGATCCTTCAAGGAGCATTAGCTACATCACATGAAGATGTGAAGAAGTATCATGATGAATGTGTTCAGAATCTGTTCGAAGGGGCAATGTTGAAGAAGCTCAATCATGGGGTTAAGTCTGCAATGATGAAGGATTCTATCTACAAGCCTTCGAGATGTAACAATATGCTGAAGGTTAAGAACTTCATCTCAGAAGAAGGAATCATTGTAGAAGTCGTTCAAGGTACAGGCAGAGAAGAAGGATTGGCAATATTCAAGCTACAAGATGTTAGAGGCAATGTATTCCCTGTCAGACCCTCAGGAACATTCGATCAGAGGAGGGTATGGTATGAGAACTCTAGTAGGTTGATAGGCCAACAGTATACCTTCAGATACTTCGAGCTTGGAGTTAATGGAGTACCTCGATTCCCCACAGGTATTACATTCCGCAATTATGAGTAAATTCGATCTGTGATCGAATGCACGGCGAATGCAGTGAGCGAAGCGAACCCGAGCTTCAGCTCAAGGGTAATTGTCAATGGAGGTGAATAGAATGATATGTTACTTACATAGATGAGACATGGTTCAATCGTAACGGATTGAATTATGCTACTAGTTGTGATTAGATCATGACAGACTATAGCTATTGTTCTATCACTCTAAGCTATGATCTTAGCTCCATCAGAAGATTGGAATGATATTGGATTAATTGTTACATTCCCGGAGGATTGATTGGTATGTTACCCTATAATCCCTGAGATTGATACTATCTGAGGAGCAATGAATGATATCATCCTTACCTGTCTCATCTAGTTCATATCATTGATGGATGTTGGATCTCATAGTGATATCATTCGTCCAACATCTGTCATATCACTGTGATTAGTACTGAACGAATGTGAGATTCAATGATACTCAGGATGTTGGTGATATGTGATTGATTCAATGACTGTAGGATATGTATCAATTGAACATCCCCCTGATTGTGATAATGAATTCCACCATATTCAATGATCTTGAAGTCTGAGGAGATTGAGTTATTGTCACCTTGGTTGGACGATAATCTCACCTATACTTCAAGTACACTGAATATGTCTGAATAACCCTCTGTTGGACTGTTGATCACGAGGGGATCCTCATATGATCGATCATAGTGTAAGATGAATGTCATCACTGTCTGAGATGTTCACCCAATTACTAGAAGAGTTAGTGGATTAGCTCCAGATCATTGAGACACTATCAGGTATAGTAGAGATTAATCATCCTTCAAGATTGAATACTAGTTCGCACTATATCTCATGATCCTCAACCTCTGGAGAACTAATCCATCGAGAGCTTGGTTGGATGTCATTCTATACTATACTTCAAGTACACTCAATATGTCTGAATTATGCTCTACAAGCCTGCTACGCGGTCGCTCCCTTCTTCGAAGGGATCGTCTAGGACCCACGAGGAGATTCGAACATCATTCTCATATTGATAGGTTGATTGAACTCATCATTGAACACATTAATGTAATGTATCTAATCAAGGATTAGGATAGAATGTTACACCCCAAGGGTTACACAATGACCTTACATTCTGGTGGATTGTATGGGACATGCCAATCTCTTCCAAGATACTGAGATTATTCATATACTCTCACCATCTAGTAATGTATGAACTAACCAATAACGTCACTAAGCCCCTATGGCCCATTCGGTAGTAGTGATAGATGCAATCCTTCAATATTAACTGTGAATTGATTCATGATCATCCCTCTGATACGCTATCCAATCTGTCTGCTAACATCTGGGATGATCTATGATTCAATCTATCAATGATGTGTCGTAAGTTACCCCATTCAGCAAGGGTCAATCATATCAATAGAACGATTAGGTTGTAATTACCAATACTGATAGATTCATTGCTTCTCTCTTGATGATTGTACCGTTGCATCAACTTAGATCCAATGAGATTGAGACGGTAGGATAGAACACAATGCAATGAATGAACCGACAGCCTACGATATTATTCCAGAGAGGGATATCCAAAGCTGACATTACATAGAATATAACCAATTCGTGAAAACTTCGCAATGAACATGAATACTGCATACACAACCATTGAGGACTTGGCTCCTCTAGATGTTAAGACAACAATCACAACAACTAAGAAGAATTCAGCAACTAGTCTGTTAATCTGGTTCGTAGTGATCTTCATTATTCTATACATTATCTTCATCATATGGAGACCTAACTTCGTGAAGAAGAACGTTCAAGGTATCATTGTAGATGAAGTTGATCAGACGAAGGCAATATTATGGTCACTGTTCATTGCCGCAATTATCACATTGATCATCTACCTTGTGAGAAGATAATCACCCTCGGAGTGAACCAATCAATAATACAACATATAATATGAATTAACTAGGGAATGTGGATACCATGGATGGTGTCCGAATTCAATCTAATATACTCTCGTGAGTTCAAGGCCAATATCTGTTGGATCTGTTCGAATTCGAAGATAATACAAATTCACACGAAATAATGTCATTTCAACGTAGAGGTCAGAACAGGAGATCAACATATGTACCTCCTTCGGTAACATCCAATGGAACAGCACCTAAGCTCGTATCGAAGGGACTATCAGATTACTCAGAGTCAGAGGAGATAGCTTCAGGCCCTCAGAGTATTGCTCAGATGAGTAACATCTTAGATTCATTGCAACCATACTCCGATACTAAGATTAGAGACTTACCTCCTGATGCTATGGAGAAGTATAGATCTGCTGTGACATATGTGAGTGTTCTGTATGATACTAACAATTATCCTCAATTGACTGAATTGATAGAACGTAAGTATGGAGGAAGATCTGATTACATCCCTGGTACTCTAGGAGCTTACTTCGGAGGTTGTCTCATCAAGAGAACAATGCCAGGTAATACAAGTTCAGGATGTAGCCTATCATGCGTCAATGCCGTTCCTCCTTCAAGACGACAAGCTAGAACTCTTGGATGGACGCCTTGTCAAGAGAATGTTCTGTTGGGCACTCTAATCAATGGAAGATATAACTTCTCCAGAGTCAATGAATCACCGGAATCAACACATGCTGTAATCTATGTCAACTCTAATAGATTCGATGGATTCTCCAGAGCAGAGATCACTCAATTGAGAGATATGGGCGTTGAGACAGTTACAGTCCTCTCGAACAATGGATCTAACGATCACAGAGAGTTGTTACAGGTAACAAGAATAGGAGATGTGCCTATCAGAGTATCAACAACCAATGTACCAGCAACTGATCTAGCTCTTGAGCCTGTAACATCAACAACTCCAGGAGTCTCAAGTTCTAACATATGGTGGATCGCTATAATAATCATTGTCGCTGTCATCATCCTCGTTCTCATTCTGAAGTAACAATGTCAATCAAGGAATACATCATCTCAATAGGTGATGCATTCATAATACATGGACATCCCTGTCAGTTCTGGAATTCCATCGTATGTCTCATAGTGACATGGTTGAAAACATGTCCGTCTTAGGCTCAAGCCCTCGAGATGATACCAAGTTCATAGTTAATGGAAGTAAGGTGGATCCTGAGGATATGATATCCAGTATAGGCCCCAATAGGCATATTGATCCAAGCCATTCAACCGCATCACTCCGTAGGATTGAATCTCCTACAGTTAGATCTCCTAATCCATCAGAAGCTAGAGTGATATCCCCTCCTAACCTGGGATCTAATTCAGTTAGTCCTCGAGATGTTGGATCCAGTGTAAGATCTCCATCTATTGAGCATAGTCAGACTCCAGGGAGTGGTGTTCCCAGATCTAATCCTGTACCTTTGATGCCCATCGTTCAACCTATGAGAGATCTCAGACAGAGCATCCCCAGAACTTACATTACTCCGTCTTCATCTAATCAATACACCCCCAGAGGGAGGAGTGATAACTTCAGAGACGAGAGAGTAATCCACAATCAATACATACCCCAACAGAGAGTTAATCAGTATACTCCTCAGGATAGACTAGTGAGATCTAATCACACAACTCATGGAAGTAGCAGAAGTCAACCTGTGAGTGATAGATATAACGGATATACCCCTCGAGATAGAGATGATAGCTCCAGATCGGCTCATTCAGCGAGATCTACTGAGTATAACTCTCCAATAGCATATCTAACTCCTAGACAGAGTGATAGGCACAGAATACAGAGTGTCCCCAGAAGATATGATGTTAATCAGAAGACTACTAGCTATGTGAAGTCATATGATGAGTTCATGCAGAGAATGACACCTGATCACGTCCCTGAACAGCCCAGTGATGGAATCAGGGTTGTGTATAAGATTAGGCGTAGAGACTTGAAGATATTGAACAAGATCAGAATGGACAAGCAGAAGATCGCTGATAGCTTCGAATCTGTGGGAGATCACATAGCCAAGCATGAACTGATCTTGAAGATTAATCATTATGCTCAATTGTACAAGACATGTCCTATCCCTCCTGTATCTGTTGATATGCCCCTTCAAGACCTTCAGAGAGTTGTGACTACATGCGAGATTAACATTGAAGCAACTAGAGCAGCAGCCACATACTCAACTTATCTCCAGAAGGCATTCGGTATAATTGAATTCGTAATGACTAAGTTCATGAAGATTGATATCTCCGGATATGCTCAAGATCAGATGAAGCAGATGGAACAATACACTGATCTCCTGTATCAGTTCTCACAGAAGAGAGTGTCTATTAAGGCTATCAAGAAGAAGCAAGAAGTCTCACCTATGAAGGTTCTGCTCTACTCAATTGGTATTAACACCGGTCTGTTCATTCTCGCTAAGCTCTTCCTTCCCTCAGTTGCTATGAGCTTGAATGTTGTTGGAGATGTTAGGAGAGGTGTTGGAGGAGCATTGACAGGTGCTATCACTGGAGCTTCCACAGGATCAGATCTTGGTTCTATCTTCAATCAAGTAATGCCCTTCCTGGGTATGTTAGGAGTTCCTCAAGCTAATGCACAACCTGCTCCAACAGCTCCTCAAGTGAATACACAAGTCAATCAACCTCAGACTAACACTCAGGGAAGTAATGATCAACAGCCCAGAGCTAGAAGAGTCCCGTCCTATTAGACTGAGATCTATGAGTATTACATCATCTACCGTGAATGATGCGATATTGTCTATTCTACCTGAGTGATACTGAATGATATTAGCTTGTAGATCTAACAGATTGAGGATATTGATGCAATTAATCTAATGTAATATTCATGATCTAAGCTACATATCTCTAGAATTGATTGAGTCACTGGAGGGATATGTTCTCTCGTCTGTAAGTTAGATTGGATTGTTGGAGTTGATATGTTCATGAATTCATGAGATATGATTACCTCCAGAGGATGACATGTAATTAGTTGATTAGTGTGATATCCCTGAGATACTTGAGTG